ACCTGATGCAAAAACTGCAGCCTCATCATATTCTTTTACCATTTGCTTTGCATTAATCACAGCAGTGTTTGGTGCTTGGTTGTAGTCTTTATCACCTGTTGGTGGCAAGAACGAGATACCTGAGAATGAATAACGATTCTTAAATACATAAGTCTCAACCTCATCCCAGTCATCAACAATAATTGTATTTGATACATTATGACGAATACCTTTATCTGCACAAAGTTCTTCGTTTGTACCAGCTACTACCCAATGTTTTTGAGCCATTTTTACTTTTTCCAAATGAGTCACACCAAGCAATTCATCTTTCATAAGAGAACCTTTGTGTGGAATAATTGGAAACGACACTACGACATCAGTTCCACCTGCAGACCATACACTTTCTTCTACCATATATGGATTTGATTTCATAATGGCTTGAGTAATCTCTGACTCTTTATTCATCTGTACATTTCTGATGTACATCGGCGAGTGTTCCGCGTGAATACCAGACGCGGTTTGGAGTAGGACTGAAGCATTGCCGCTAGGCTTAACACAAGTAGTCCGAGCGGCAGCATTAATACCAATAATGGCTGCAACTTCTCTGTTAACTTCTTTGACAATTTTAGCTCCTTTTTCTAAGATCTTTGAATTAAACAGAATGTCTGGTTGATTCATCCATCCTGTAATTGATACACCAAGCAGCGCTTCACGGTCAAAGATCTTTTTCGATGTTGGACCTAGAAATTTAAAGTCAGTATAACCGGCTTGTACTGTACCGAGAATAGCACCTGCACGGCATGCCTTATAGAAATCTTCTTCGGTCTTACACATGCCACCATTGATTTCGGTTAGGTTACAACCTTGCCAACCTGACTTACCATCAATCTGTGGAAACATGCCGATTTCAACGCATGGATTTGTTGTGTGCTCGGTAGACTCTACAAACACAAAACCGGGTTCACCGAATGATTTAACAGACTCCATAAGTTTAGCAAATTCTTCTTTCTTTGCTTCATCACGCACAATAACTGCTGAGTTGTTTGAACGACCGCGTTGTGGATTATCAATAAACCAATTACCAGTTTTAGCATTCATCATTTCTTCGTCATCAGGCGAAAATAGACAAATAGTTGCTGACCTTCTTACACCACCTGATAATACTGCATCAGCAGCATGCATTGTAATATCATACACATTAATTGGTCGAATAGCAACTGGTTCTTTTGAATCAATTACCATTGACTGTAATAAATGTTCTATTTTATCTAATGAACGGCGTAAACCTTCTGGCCCTGGTGCTTTAAATCCACCAGATATTTTAGCACCTTTTGGACGAATTTGAGTTAGGTCAAAGAATACTCTACGACCTTCAAATTCAGGATGCTTGCCGCCACCAACAAAATAAGAAGACATAAGTACATCAACTGCAGAAGCCCAACCTTCGATTGAATCTTCTACAATGTAACCTTTTGCTTGCTTAGTTCTAACTTGGATTTTTGGTAATTTATTGATGTGGTGTTTTTGTACTGAAAAGCCAGCACCGGCTCCACAAAGTAAGATATAGAATACCTCACCGAAAAACTCTGGACGATCTGCATATGATGATGTACAGTTGTACATACGCATTTGATGTTTTAATAATTGATCACCACCAAACTGTAATGATCTTTGAGCTGCCAACACACGTTGTTCTTTATATGCTTGCCTCGCTTCATCAAGATATGGACCTAATTCATTACCCTTTTCTTTGTAATTTTCTGCATGCATATCGATAACACGATCTACAGCTTCATCCCAAGATTCATATCTTTTTTCATCATCTATATATCGAGAGTAACCTTCATAAAATTTAGTGTCAGACAAAAATTGCCTAGTGTCAACATGTGCTGTTGCCATTAAACTCTCCTATTGGTTTATTTTATTGTTGTAAGTATTATATATCATTTTGCTGATTTTGTAAACAACAAAATGTGCAATTTATTTAAAATATTTTTCTAACATTTCAAGTCTATCGTCCGCTGCAGCAAGTTTATCGAGCTCTTCAATGATCGCTTCGGTAACGTCGCTGTGTTCTCCGATACCAGCTGGATTATTTAAATATACTTCAATGTTTGTTCTATGAACTTCTACGATACCTTCCGCGTGTTTGCGTGCAGCATTGAGTAGTGCTAATTTCATTTTAATCTCCGATCTTTATTTCTATATTTGCCACACCAAGTATACGTGGCTTATCAGTTTCTCGTTTCATTCCGTTTATTACTTCGTGTTTTAGATATGATGGAAAAATAATCATATCGTCTTCTTCAACCCTTGGAGTATAATGTTGAAAATATGTTGAATTATCTACATCAGACTTATCTAGAGCAGAAGACATTGCGGTCATACTATAAGAATATTGACCAAATATAAGTGGATTTAAAAATTTAGTAGGGCTATGATCTCTCCAATTATAACTAATGTAGTGGCACGTGCTAAAAGCTGATTGCCAGCCTTTTGCCTGATAGTAATGATCATGTGCTGCCATATACTTTGTATTGACCGCAAAGTTAACCATTTTCCATCGATACTTTAATTCATTATGATTTGTTTTTATTGACTTGATATAGTCATCAATTACTTTAGCATAACATTTTTCTAAAGTTTTGATTTCATCAGGTGCCTCAAACATTTGGCCATAATAATGATGTAACTCAGAATCAGCGTCCCAAGTATTCTTATTCGGTTCTAACGAATAATTAACTATAGCTTTTTCTATGATAGCATTTTTATCATAATCTTCAGGATCAATCCTAGCCTTGTATATTTGGCTAGGGAACATATTATAAGTTGTCATTACTCTCCGATTCTTGCATTTACTTTTCGGTGTCCGTTCCATGCTACAAATCCACCAATACGTAAAGCCCAATAAGCAAGATAGTTTAAAAAGTGGAAACCGTTTTGTTCGATGTTGATGTCTCTAAAGATTTCATCTGCTTTCTTTTGGTTGATGGTTCCCATAGTGGTTCCATCTGTCTTTAGTAACGTAGCATATTTATACGCATAGTCATGAACTAATCCACCCATTAGCAGTACACCAGTTGGTGATAACCATGTATGTAAGAACTTTGGAATAGAAGCACCGTCAAACTTAAATCCAGCTGGAATCATGTATTCTTCATCACCAATCTTATAGTGCCATGAGTTTGCTAGTTCCCAATGGCGAGTGCCTGTAATCCACATCCATATTGCACTCCAGAATCCTTTGCCAGCAGTTGGTATTCGTATTGGCTTCAAGTGTGGCATTTCATCGTATTTAAATCCAATAATATCTTCTTCACAATCAATACCTATTTTATTTGCGATAAAACCGATAATGATTAAAATACCTACAACTGTAAATTGCCACCATGTAACAAGTTGATCGATTATGAAATCCATTTACTTCTCCTCTGTAACTGCCTTTTCATAATATATGATTATTTCATCTTGTTGTTTTAAAAAACGTTTAATGTCTGCTATATTTAAAGCTAAGTTTTCATAGTCTTTCATACTCAAAGCAACAAAAGCTAGATCACCATAGGCTTCGGTAAACTCTTTTTCAAATGCTTCGAAGTTTTGTTTTGTAACTACAAAAACTCGAGTGTCACTGAGTTGGAGTGGTTTTGGTCTCGCCACTGTTGGTATGTTCACCTTCTCCGTTTTGGTCACCACTTTGATTTCCGGTTCCGGCCGGAACCCGCTGCAACCAGATAGGGAGATTGCGGTTAGCATCACCACCAGTGTCACCCATAAACTCGCGCCATAGTTTTGCTGATGCGCCATTCATTTTTCCTTCTAATTGTTTTGAGTCTTGTAAAGCCTCAACAACAAGGTTTAATTTACTTAATTTAGTTCTAAGTTCATCACCATAAGCTTCTGCTTTTTGTAATGAGATTGTTAATTCTTTATTTAACACGCCAAGCTTAGCCATATCTTGCTTTAACGTTGTAACTGATTGTTCCGCAGTTTCAACCGCAGATTCAAGTTTTACATTGTTTTCACGAAGTGTAGAAATGGTTGCTTGTGTGGTATCATAATAATATTTTGCTCCATAACCAAAGACACCAATGATACCAATAACAAAAACCAGAGCATAGATTTTAAGCATTAAAGTGCGCCTTTAGTTTCCAAATAATCTCTAAAGCGCTTCAACATAGTGCTATGATCTTTCTTTCTCTTACGTCTATCGTGCACGTATGAGATCATGCCTTTGCCTGTTGGTCCCATAGCTGTTGTGGCTGGGTTTGGAATGTTTGCCGTTGTAGTAATTTCTTCTTTTTTACTCATCATTTTTTCTTTATCATTCGCCTTTTGACGTTCTTTTGCATCATCAGTTCGTTTCTTACGTATCATGGCCAGCCTCTTTACTCTGTCTTTTTGTTGCCGTACACTCAACACACCTGCATCTTCTCTTTTATCAGCCATTTTTGCAAAAGCAGCTTTACGATTTGCATCCGTTTTAAAGCCTTCTTTCTGCATTTCTTTTGTTTTCTTTTTCATGGCGTTGATGTACTTTCTATAGACTGCGGCTTCTGCCTTTTTACCCATCACTCGTGCTCTCTGTTCCATAGCGATGGCCGCTTGTATTTTATGGGCATGGGTTTTACCCGAACTCTTTATCTTTGCTACGCTTGCTTTTGCAGTTTCAACATCCTTAAATCCTAAACCTTTGATAGTACCTTTTGGATTTTCATCAGTGTAAAGATCACTATGTTTATCGGATCCTGCAGGCTGACCTTTTTTACGAGGGATTCGTGGATTATCCTTTTCAATATTTAAAGTCTTAGGATAACCTTTTTGCCCTGGCTTTAATTTAGGCTTTCCAGCAGCTCTACGCTTTCGGATGTTGTCCCATAGGCTCATTTGTATATCTCGCTAGTAGTTACATACAATTGTTGATTTGTCTTTAAATGTGTCGCTTCGTATACTTTTATTCCAAAAACATCACCTACAGATTCACCATTGAATACTTTGATTTGGTCTTTTGGTAATATAATTTCATCTAATGTACGATTACAAATTTTAGCAGATTTAATGCGATACACGCCCGGACTAATTGTTCCATCTTCTAGTACAAACCATTCGTTGTCTTCAGCGAGGAAATCTTCTGGTCTGATACCAACTTCGGACATGATCTTAGCCAATTGATCGTCACTGAGTTCGAACCGTTCTTTGATAAGAAACAAACCAGCTGCGAAGCTTCCGAGGCTGGTACCAAGTCCCGGTACTTTATTGAGCAAGCGCTTAACATTAGCAGCAAGACGAATAAAAGGAGTATATGAGGACTTACGCGCATCTGTATCAAGTGGCTGAGTTTTAATCCTTTTGCCATTTTGATCGATAACTCCTTGTTTATATGCGTCCCAGTTTTTCCAATCCATCACTAACATTCGAATGAATCGAAAGGTGTAGATCATATCTGCGCCGCGTTTTAGAATACTCATAGCTCTCTTAACCTATTAACTACCTCGTGATCCATTGCAAATCCTGTAACTTTATCATCTTCAATGTATTTTAAATAAATCAAAAATGGTTTAATTACCGGCCAATGCCTATCATCTAATTTTAGTTTCAAAATATTAAGAGATGGTTCGATCCCGAAGGAGTTGAAGATTACTATCAAATGATTTAGTATTAACCTTTCGGCCAACTCGTCATGTTCTAGGTATCGATTCACCAACCTCTTAATATATTTAAAACGTTTCAAGTCTTCATGAAACTCGTCTATATCTGAGAACTTTGGTTTGTAATATGCCTTTGCGGCATACAACATTACGTTTTCCTCAGTTAATTCATTAAATATCATCATAAAGATATATATTCAATTAGCCAAAGAGACTGAATTTTTTAGACTGTTTCTTTGACTTCTTTTTTGGCTTTGGTGCTGGTTCCATCACTTCTTGAACTTCAGCTTCAATATCATCTGCATATACATGCGGATCTTCTTCAACTGGTTCAGGAATAACAGGTTCAGCTAAAACCTGTACGCCATTGTATGCATCAAGTTGTTCCTGAGTAATACGTTGTGATTTTAGAAGCTCACCAGTTTTTGGATTAATCCAACCCCTTGATGTTGGAATAGCTCCTTTTGGACCAACAACACTACCTATTTTATTAATCGCCATTTTTTACCTCTTCCCAAGCTTTTGCAATTGCATCAAACTGCTCTTTTGTAGTCTTATGAGCCGGATGATCTTTTGTAGCAGATGGCATAATGTTCTTATCGCCTTGCTTGTTATCATTGTTACGCATAGCTGCTGGCTTCGTTGAATCCTCAGCTTTCTTTGACTCTGGATCTTCTTTTTGGCCTTTACCATGCTTTGCCATTGGATGTCCATCCATCATTTTCTTATCAGAACGTGCATCGTCTTTTGGCATGTTTTCGCGATTTTGATCTTTCATACGTTTAGCTCCAGCAGCGTCTTCCCAGATGGAAGTTAAACGTTCGCGAACTGTTGATTCTTTCTTCATTGTTTTACCAATCGCCTTTCTACGCTTATGAAGGTATTCGTCTGAACTATCGACGTCACCATCGTTATCAATGTCTTTATCTTTACGATCTTTAAACTTCTTTGCAGCAGCTTTTGGATCAACTTTATCCATTCCTTCGCCATCATCAGACTTATCATTTGATGCATCATCTTCAAGATCTTTCATGATTTGCTTAGACTGCTTATCATGAGCTGCACTTGCTTTTTTCAGCTTTTTAGCAACTTTCATGATAGTGCCTTTATCCTTGTCATCAAGTGCTTCATCCATTTTTGGTTTTTCATGGGTGTAACCCATTTTAGCAAATTTTTCATGATCTTCTGGAGTTTTAGCTGTTACTTCTTTACCAGTCTTTGGATCATACATCATATGAGGATATTTCACGGCTTCGTCAGTTTGAGCCATTTGATCAAGTGCGGCCCTAACACCTTGTATATATTTTCTGTCCATTTTTATCTCCTATAGCCAGAAGTTACTAGTAATTGCAGCAGCAGCTGCTGCTATCACCACCCAGAACAGTTTATTGATGAGTTGGACCGTCCTAGTATTTTCTGCGGCTTGACCCGCAATGTCGTCTATCTTTTCAGATAATCTATTTAACCTCTCGGTTTGATGCGCTTGTTGTTGAGCAATAGAGGCAATCTTTTCTTCAGCTCGCGCCAGCGATATCATTGCGTCAGCAAGCTTGTCAATCTTCTCTTCAATACGATCGAGTCGTTGTGTAGTTGTCGCCATCTTAATTTTCTGCCTTAGTTCCATTAATTGTCCACTGGAGCATTTGCCCTCCATTGATAACAAGACCAGTAACCTGCTGTTGTTTTATCTTTTTTCTGGTCACAATTGTGTCTAGCACGAAAACTTTTTCTAGCGGCTGGATCATCGCGATTAATACTCATGTTTGGATCTCCAAACCTTACGACTATAACTTTGCCCTTATCGTTCTTTACATAAACTTTAAATTTTTTGTCTGGATTTTCAGACGTACGAATAGGATCATTCAAAGTAACTTTTCTGCCTTGGTACTCTGCTTCTTCGAGTTCAAGATCGGCGTACATTGTTTCACACACATTATCGATTTCGTCTTCACGAAATTTTTTGAACTTATCCAAATTCATACGCTGCAATCCTTCTCATTTGTCGATTAAACTCAGCTTGATTTGGTTTATTCTTATACAATTTCTTAGTCAAAGAACTATTCTTTTTTCCTTTGATTCGCCAATTGTAACCTTTTTTCTTATGCTCAGGATCTGTGGTTTTAACTAGACGCCTTTTGTACTGTGCCTCATAAGACTCAGGACCTTTTGGCGCATCAGTAGAACCTTTCTTCCCTTCGGCAAACTCTTTGAACTTAATCATGTTTCCCTCGCTGCCTTGTACATTTTTAATGCTGTTGCAAAATTTCTGTTTCTCATCATGCGCTTTGTTTCTGCGTGATTAGGATTATCTACTGCCATACGAATACTGTCATCATCAACCTTTTTAGCCTTAGCAAACTTTCTGTAAGCATCCATCTTCTTAGCATCGATAACTCTTGCTTCATTTGTGGCATCAGATGGTTTATCTCTTTTTTGTGACATCAAATAATCACGTGAAGTATCGAGATAATCTGCAGCTTTTGTGATTTTACTCTGTACCCATTCAGGTAGATTTTCGTTATCTTCTACCATATCGTACATTTCATCTGCAGCATCCATTGCGATATCAAGGTGATCCTTCATCATTTCACCTTCGTTATCGTATTCATTTGGATCCTTTTCAACTTCTTCTTTGAAAGGACGGTTTACCATCATGTCACCTTTTTTATCTGACATCGGTTTCTTTAGTTTTACAACCTTACCATCTTTTCTTCTTGCCATGTCTTTTGCATCTTTTTCATCAGAAGCAAATCCAATCACCAATCCTTTTTTGTTAACTGCGGCATGAGTATACTTCATCCCCTCATCAACTTCTTCTTTGACAGCTTTCTTTGCTTTTTGGAAGACTGTAGTATCACCAGTCACCAAGTCAATTAAACTACCAAAGGCATCAAAGATAATTTTACGCTGATTCTTTGGAACTTCTTTACCAGCGTCCATAGCTTTCATGGCCATCATTAATTTATTAACATCAGATTTACTTACAAGACCAAGCATGCCAAGTTGTTTTACTTTTTTCAATTTAGCATTTTCTAAAATAACATCGCCATATAAACGTTGCCATTCAGGTGTGGTATCTTCTTTTTGGTTTCTCAATGCTCCCATTGATCTTACCTTTTTACGAGTACCAATACCTTTAGTATCACCCCTATCAAGCATTCCTCTCATACCAGCACCTGGGTCATCTTTACCATGTGCACCAGCTGCACGGCCGGGTGGTAGCTTCTTCACTTTTCCACCACGTTTTTTAAATGCAGCCATAGCCCGATCCATGTCTGCTTTTTGTTTTGCCGACATAGCTTCTTGACGTGCTGATTCATCTTTTAGTGGTCCACGCTTTGCTGAAAGATAAGCAGCAACTGCCATATCCCTACGTTCTTCTTTATCTTTACCTTTGAACTGGGGAGCATCAGACTTTTGGAAGTCCTTAATCCAAGCTCCGATTCCATCTGATACTTTTAATGGCATTCTATGATCCTCTTACTTTTGCGGCAAGATCTTTATCGGCCTTACCCCATGTTCCTGATGATTTTGTTACAAATGAATTGACTCTTGCCAATCCCCATTGTGTAGGTGTGGTTCCCGGTCTATGGCCTGTACGCCACGCGGCTACACCACGATTGAAAACTTTACGGAGAATACCTAATGGCATTCCAGATTTTTCAGCTTTCTTTTTTAAAGCTGCATCTGATTTTTCTTCGATGTAATCTTTAAATTTCATTAATCATCTCCAAACATCTGTTTAAACTTTAGCGTATGCTTACTCGGTTTTGTTTTTGCACCTTTATCGCCGGGAGCTGGCTTATAAGCTGCTGGATTATCATCATCCATTTTTGCCTGCTTCTTAAACTGACGATCCCTCGCAATCTTAGTTGACTTTTTCAAACCGGTGTGATAACCTGCAGGTTGAGCACCTTTGCGATCTTTAATATCTGGATCTTGACGAGCTTCATACCCCGGTGTCATTTTCTTAGCATACTTAGTTGCCTCAGGTGTTCCGAAATCGTACTTATATTCTTTTACTAATTCTACAGCATCTAACCATTTACGCATTTGTTGTCCATTTGATTCTACAATTAAATAATTTGATCCACGTCTTGTAATTGTTGCAACTACATCTGTTTCTTTAATTACAACTTCATCACCAACTTGATATTTTCCAGCTACAAATTCTTCACGTTCTTCGCTAGTTTCCAATTGAATATGGTTTTTAAATACTTTCTGTTCTTTTAGACCCATGCCTTTGCGAACATCATTGTATATTCCTTTTGCATCAGTATTCGAAATAGACTTTGGTAAACCTTGTACAAACATAGGAAAGTCGCCATCACCAGCTGACTTACGCATCTTTGAGGCTGACATACCAGATACATCATCAGCATCTGGATCTCTATCACCAGCAGATACTACAGCAATTCCTTGAAAATTATAAAATCCGTGACTACCTTTTTTACCGTTGTACTTATTTAAACGAGCTTCAAATTCATTTACTCGATCTGAACCAACAACCATTACAATCTTTTTAAACCCTTCATCATATAATTTAGTCATTGCATCAAATGGAGTCTTAATCTTTTTGTCAATCATAATTGATCGTGCGTGTTTTGGAAACATCTTTCGTGCGTACTTAATTTTCTTTTTATAATCTAATGGATTCTTTTTTGAATCCTTTGACTGTGACAAATAAACTCGATAAGGATTTCCCTTCGAAGAAGATGCTAACTTATTCAAAAGCTTTTCATGACCAACAGTAGGTGGATTCATTCTACCAAAGGTAAAATAAACAACCTTTTCTTCTTCAATTAAATAACTTCTAAAACTCGATATCATTAGCGTTTTCTCATAATCTCTTGTCTACGTTTCTTTGGCATCATTCTTTTTGTCAATATTGAAATTCTTCTTTGCACCGCTGGTAAAGCTAAACGTCTTTCAATGCTTTTCTTTTGTGCTACTGAAAGTGAACCTTTTGGCTTACCCTTCGTAAGCTTCATCGCTGCAGCTGCGCGGCTAGAACGACGTGCTCTCTTTTTCAAAACTGCACTTGTAGCCATACGTTTACGAGCTCTCATTCGAGCTCTTTTTAATTGTGACTTACGTCTTTTCATTGTTCTAGCAAGTTTACGTCTACCAGCAATAGACAATTCTTCTGTTTCAGGCTCGGCTTCTTCATAACCCATCCGCTTTTGCTTTTGTTTACGATACTTGAGCTGATCGTCGTAACCTGCGTATGCGTCAGGCGTAGTGAGCAAGTCTTTAAATGAAACCATTTCGGTAGGATATTCGGTACCAGCTTTCATCGCCATCTTTGTGCCAATTGATGCTGAGGAAGCAAATATGGAACGTTTTGGCCTTGGCCCTGGCTTTTGCAACAGGCTCCTTGCACGTGAATCTTTACTTGTACCGGCTTTACCTTTGGCGGGCGCCATTAGATTTGGTAATTTTTTATCGCGCTTCATTGATAGTTCTTGCACGATTTCTACGAAGCTTTTAAAAGCCATTTAAGATCTCCCTGGTGTATCCCATCCTTTTAATATACTTGGGCTAAAGTTGGCAAATGAAAATTCCATTCTGTCAACAATCTTAACCGCATCACCACCAAGCTTATCGATAGCCACATAACCTTCTTGACCTGTAACTCGATAACCTTTTTTTGTTTTCAAAAATGATTTAATTTTTGAAATCTTATTTAATCTATTTATAAGTTTTAGTTTCGCCAAAACGATGGCTCGTTGCAATTCAAATATCATTTCTAACGATGTTTTATTTTCTTTTGAAAAGAATTCTAGTAAATCATCCAACTTCTTTTGTTGAGCTGATTTACCAGCTTCTGTAGATCTTTTATCGATTTCCTTTTGATACTTATCCTGAATAAACTTGATAAGATCTACAACTCTTTTCTTTGGATCAGGTGGCAACTGGCCAGCTCTTACATATCTATTACTATGTGTTTCAATATGTTGAGCCAACATCGGATTGTTTTCTAATTGTCTCAAAGCCGAACCAGCAATTTTATTGAATGTTCTACCAGCTAAACTTAAATATTCATTTACTTCTTTTGTTTCATCTGCTGACATTGTAGCTTGAGTTGCATCGCCAAGTTTTGCATCTTGATAAAATACGTTTCTTGATTTCTTTAATTTACTTGCGTCAAAATTATAAGAAGCTCTCATCTTTTCGAATGTTGGTCCT